ACGCGATACTGTTGGACATAAGTGAACAGTACTTGCGGGAACAGGCAATGAGTAGGCTGGGGATTGATAAGCTGAAGGCGTGGAAGGAGGGACGAGCAGACAAGCGAGAACCCGCGTGGCAAGACACACCATTGTTTAGGCTTTTAGAACATAAGGAGTCAAAATGACTTACATCGAGGATTTGCTACACGACCGTTACTACCAGCCCGGTGAGTCATCTTGGGCTGACCTGACCGACCGCGTGATTGGCTATGTGTACGAGGGCGCAGGAGAGAAAGAGCGTGATGCGGCACACAAGGCGTTGCTAAATCGAGAGTTTATCCCGTCGTCGCCTGTGCTCATGAATGCTGGCACGCGTTACCCGATGATGATCTCATGTTTCGTGCTGCCGGTCCATGACAATATTCAGTCGATTATGGAAACGCTGAGCAATACCGTATTTATCCAGAAATTCGGTGGCGGCGTGGGAATCAACTTCTCCGAGATACGGCCAGAGGGGTCAGTCATCAAATCGACCAATGGGGTGGCCAGTGGACCGGTCAGCTTTATGGGGTTCTGGAACACTGGGATGAATGTGATTCGGCAAGGCGGCAAGCGACAGGGTGCGATGATGGGGATACTGGGCGTTGATCACCCCGATTTGCCTTTGTTCTTGAATGCTAAGCAGCAAGAGGGGGAACTGACGAACTTTAATTTGTCCATAATGCTGCCCGGTGAGTTTTGGGATCGCCCAGACAGAGATGCCCGGCTTAGAGAAATCGCCGAGCACACATGGGCCAACGGAGAGCCTGGGGTGCTATTCCATGACAATATCAATGCAGAGCGGTCTTATGGTGGCTTGGAGATTAACGCAACGAATCCTTGCTGGGCTGGTGACACGAAGGTATGGACCGCTCATGGCCCCAGGCGATTTGATGAATTGGCTGCTAAGGGCAAAGATGTAAACGTATTGACTGAGACCGATAGCGGGCGCTTGGTTTTTCGCACAATGCGAAAGCCACGCAAGACAGGAGAGAAAAGACTTTGGGAGATAGGGCTTAATAATGGGACAACCCTTAGAACAACGGGCAACCATATCGTTATATTGAAGGGTGGGATGGAGGTGCGCGTTGAGAATCTAAAGCCTGGCGCAAGGCTATCAAGCGTTTATCGCTATAAGGCTAACTCTAAAGGATACTTACGGTTGAGCAATGGGACAGAAGATCCGTTAGAGCATCATGTGGCTGTGGAATTGTCTGCTGGGCGACGACCTGATTACCCATATGAGCACTGTCATCACATAGATGGGAATCAAGCCAATAATGTGCCTGAGAACTTGCAAATTATACCAGCGGCGGAACACAATCGAATGAAAATGATTGGCAAAGACAACCCCATGTTCGGCGTTTGGGACGAACGCAACCCACTGTATGGCTATGATGTGGCCGGAGAGAACAACCCACGATATAGAGATGATGTTACTGTCGAGAAGGTTAAAACCTTTAAGGAGCAGGGCCTTACACATGAAGAAGTTGCGCTGCGACTAGGCTGTAGCGTACATACCGTTAAGGCGCGATGGAAGCTAGCCAAGACTGCCGCTAATCATGTGGTTGTGTCAGTAACACAAACCGACTCCATCGCCCCTGTTTATGATGGGACGGTTGACGAAACACATACCTACTTTGTTATGGCAGGAGATAATGATGCGATTTTATCTCATAACTGCGGAGAGGTCCCACTCCCGCCTTATGGCGCCTGCTGTCTAGGATCAATCAATCTGACGGCGGCTTTAAAATATGATGAACCACGGAATAGATACGATCTCAGCCCTAGTAAGTTGCGCATATTGGTAAACGTAGGGGTAGAGTTTCTTAACCGAGTGCTTGATCGAAATTGGTGGCCTGTCGACGAGATAGAGGCTTTTGAGAACCGCTATCGCCCGATTGGCTTGGGCGTGATGGGGCTGGCTGACGTGCTGGCATCGTTGAGAATCCCATATGGGAGTTCAGGGGCGCAGGCTTACGTTCGGCATCTCATGAGCACTATACGGTATCTGGCCGAGCAGGCGGCTGAACGATATGCCAAACAATACGATAAGCCACACAACGCAACGCTATTCTCTATCGCCCCCACCGGCTCAATCTCCATGTTAGCAGGGTGCTCGTATAGCATCGAGCCTTACTTTACCTTCACGGGCCAAAAGCACGTTGAGGCAGGCGAGTTCGACATAGACAGTTCAATCGTTGAGCGCGTGGCCCATCTATTCGGAGAGGAGGTAACCAAAGGCGATTGGGATATCATTGCCGAGACCGGTTCCGTTGCCAATACAGGGCTGAGCTATGAGGCCAAGGACGTACTCAAAACCGCCAATGAGATCCCCTGGCAGGATCATATTCGAATGCAGGCGGCGGTGCAGCAATATGTGGATAGCGCGGTAAGTAAGACCATCAACATGCCCAACTCAGCTACCGTAGATGATGTGGTACAGGCTATCACAATGGCCTGGGCACATGGGTGCAAGGGGCTGACTATCTATCGCAATGGGTCTCGGCGTGACGAGGTGATAGCGGGGACGGGTGGGGTGAATGAAGATGGGTTTCTAGAGTGCGATATCTGTGAAATATAGTCGAGTGCCTTATAAGGCGAACGACTTAATGGAGGGGAGCGATTAATGTCAATCTTTAATGGCGAGATTTACCACTACCAAAATCGTCGTGCTATCGAAGACGATGTAGCCAACCGCGAGCACGTGCAGCAGGTTCTGGCCTCCCTTACGGAACGACAAAGGGAGGCCGTTCTGTTGAGGTTACAGGGGTTTACACAAGAGGAGATAGGGGAGAGGCTGGGGATAAACCAATCGAATGTTTCTAGACGAATTAGCGGTGCAATGGGGCAGATAAGGGCAGCTATGTAAAAATAGACACTTATGCGTAAATTCCATTGGCTCAACTGCATATTTAGCCGATTTCTGGACTTGTATATAATGAGAGGGGGGTATAGGGGGAGAGGCACTGAGCGTAGCGAAGTGCGGCCCGAAGGGCGTGCAACAGAACGCTATCGCTATAGTCGGCTAACGCCGACACCCAAATGCTTATGCTTATACAAACGAGCAGCCCAAGGGCCTAGAGTGAGTAACGAACTATTTAGAATCTACGGGGGATTAAGTCCCGAATTATATCGTTCATTCATGGGGCTGCGTTATGCCCGATCAGGTTAGAGTGGCAGCTAGCCACGTAGCCCCACAATTTAGGGATAACTAGGAATAGGAGATTATGCCGGCGACAGGGACCTGCATGATATGTCAGGGCAGGTGTAAGGAAAACCACTGGGTTTGTCGGGGTTGTGCGAAAGAGCATGGCCTAGATAAGCCATTTCGAGATTGGCCAGACTGGGCAAAGAGGATGGTGGCCGATACGATAGTAGAGCGTCGTCAGGAACAGAACCAGATGTATACTGACCCGCTCACCAGACGCTATGAGCGCAAGCGGGCCGAGATACTAGGGGAACCATACGAAGAAGCGGAGGAGTTCGTCGAAATCCCCTTTTCTGACATTCAGGGGGAGCGCGAGGATATAAGCGAGTTATGGACCTGAACGATGACCAGGTAGATCGTTGGCACAGGGAGCGCCGCCGAGAGGGCCTACTCGACATGGATGAAAATGAGTACATAGCCGAATGGGACTGGTGGTCGGTGATTCTATGGAATGACTGTGAACGGAGACGGAAGGAACGTGCCGGTGTACTGGGCTGTGACGGCGCTTTGTAGCCGCCAAACGCGAGTTCGATTCTCGCCACCGGCCTTAGGGGTTGCATATGAAACAGGAAATGTTTCACAAACAATTAAGCCGCTCAAGCTCAAAGTCTGTTTCGCGGAAGCCCCGGTCGTAGGCCCCTGACCTGGTCGGGTAAATATGCAACCCCTTGAAATCTGGCGGGCCGTGATAGATCGTGACAACGGGATCTGCCAGGAGTGCGGAGCACCTGGGGCAGAAGTTCACCACATCATTTCGAGACGGTATGATGGGGCATGGCGCATGAAGAATATGCTGGTGCTATGCAGGGAGTGTCACCAAAGAGCGCACGGGGAACGACGGCCAGACTTTTCCTCTTTGACGAGGCCAACGCTGGACGCGCCGTTTGATCCAGATCCTGCGCTTTCGCAGGGGCTAGAGTCGGATGCGGATGAGGAGGTGAGCGCAGCGCTTCAGGCCGTGCTCGACGAACGCCAGGAACGCCAAGATCGATACAGACTGACGAACGATCGGGACTACTATGTTTTGGTATGTTTCCAATCTGAGGAGCAGAAGATAGACTTTTTGGAGAAATCAGGCTGGTTGCGATACGGTGATCGATTAATTGATGGGTTGAAGCTTGCGCGTGAGCTGGGGGTGGACATAGAGGCGATCAACCTACCCATGCGTGAGTTCACCAAGCCAATGCCAGTAAATCTTAGACGGCAGGAGGTAATAGAATAATGGGTAGACAGATTAGGTTGGTTCCTGGGGCAATTCGCCGAGGTTCGGCAATGAGGAGCGCGGAGTAGCCCTTGAAATACGGGCGCAAGCCCAAACTCACAGCCAGTACGCTTGAGGAGATAGAGGCGGCCCTAAGCATAGGCGCAACCATTGGAATCGCCTGTGCCTATGCAGGGGTGTCTACGTCGTCTTACTACAATTGGCAGAAGTGGGGCAAGGAAGCCCTAGAAAAGTTTCTGGATAATCCGGATGTAGAGCTGACGAAACGCGAGGAGAAGTATCTCCGTTTCTATGATGCAATCGAGAAAGCCAAGGCATATGCGGCTATCCGTTGGCTGGAAGTTGTTGATGCGGCAGCTGCTGTCGATGCCAGTTATGCCTTGAAGATGCTCCGGATTCGCTATCCGGATGGATTCTCAGGACGACAATCACTGGAGATAAGCGGCCCCGAAGGTAGTCCCGTAGAGGTGAAGGCTAGCTTTGAGCGGGCACTAGAAAGGGTCTATGGCGACAACGATTGAAAACTATCGACAGATGGCCAAACGAATAGGTTGCCCGCAGGATCAGATTGAGAACTTTTTACGGGGTGGATATGCTGCTACTCCCAAGCAGTTGCTCTTTCACCGTTACGCACGTGAGGCTGATGGAGAAGAAGGGCCAACACAGATCGCGTTGGGGGGAGCTAGAGGGCCGGGGAAGTCACACGCTTGTATTGCACAGGTGGCACATGATGACTGCCAACGTTATCCGGGGCTGAAGTGGCTGTTCTTAAGGGCGATTGGCAAGAGCGCGAGAGAGAGCTTTGAGGATCTGCTTGATAAGGCCCTAGTTCAGTACAGAGGTTATTATCAGGTGAGTCGCTCAAGAATCGTATTCCCCAATGGCAGCCGCATTCTTTTGGGGGGGTTCAGGACAGAGCGAGACATAGACAACTACATCGGCATAGAATATGATGGGATCGTGGTAGAGGAGCTGAACCAGCTAGCCAGCGAGAAGTATGACAAATTGCGGGGGTCACTAAGGACAAGCAGAGAGGATTGGAACCCCAGAGCCTATTTGTCGTTCAACCCGGGGGGGATTGGCCATGCTTGGATCAAGAAGCGCTTTATCACGCCGTGGCGACAGGGGCGAGAAGAGGATACGAGATTCGTATTCGCCACACATAAGGATAATCCGTTCCTAAACGACAGCTATCGTGACTATCTGAAGGGACTGACGGGGTGGTTGGGCAGGGCGTGGCGAGAGGGGGACTGGGATATTACGGCTGGCCAGTTCTTCACCACATTCGATTACAATAGTCATGTAGAGGATCATATTCGCCCAGCCCCTCGATACTGGCGCTATTGGTTAGCGATGGACTATGGCTACACGCACTGGAACGTCATCTACCTCATGGCTGAGGATGGGGACGGGAATGTGCACGTTGTGTTTGAGCTAGCCGATAGGGGGAAGCTGGTAGAGCAGCACGTTGGGGCATTAAAGCAGGCGCTTCGCTATTGGGGTGTGAGTGAGTCTCAGATTGGGTCTTTTGTAGCCGGGCCCGATGTATTTGCCTCCCGGGGGATTCGCGACCGTAATGAGAACACGACAATCGCCGATCAATGGAAGCAGGCGGGGTGGGAGCTAGAGCCGGCCAACAATGATCGGGTGAATGGGGCAGCAGAGTACTTAAGGCGACTGGGAGACCCTGAGAACGGCATCCCCCCGAGACTATTCATTTTTGACACTTGCCCCAGATTGATTGAGGGCCTGCCGCAGCTAGAGCACGACCCACATCGGCCAGAAGACATACTGAAGGTAGATACAAACGACCGCGGCGAGGGTGGGGATGACTTTTATGATGCCAGTCGATATGGGATTATGGCGGCCAGGATGCCACAATACAGGAAGGCGACCGTGAGGAGATACGCGTAGATGCCACAAAACTTTACTGATAGCGCACGGCAAGCGTATTTAGAATGGTTGCTATATGAAGACAGCGCCCGCCGGTCACGGTATCGCCAATACAGAGAGTATTATGACGGGGAGCACGACACGCAGTTGAGCGAACGCATGTCTGACTTCCTCCAGGTCAAAACGGGACAGCAATTCAACGAGAACTATTGCCCCATCGTGGTGGATGCCAAGGCTGAGAGATTGAGCGTAACGGGATTCACCTGCGACTATGAGGATATAGCTGGGTTGTGCTGGGATTGGTGGCAGAGCAACCGGATGGACGCCCGGCAGAATATCGTGCATACAGCCGCCGTTCGGGATGGGGACACATATGTTTTGGTAGAATGGGATAATGAGAACGACGAACCACGATTCACATTTGAGCCGGCCTATGACGGAGTGGAAGGGGTAGACGTTCGCTATGACCCCAATCACAGTGTCCTCTATGCAGCGAAACGGTGGCAGATCGGGGCTGAGGACATTGAAAACACAGGTTATCGCAGCCGGCTGAATCTCTATTACCCCGATCATATTGAGAAGTACGTGAGTGACAGCAGGGACGGCGCGAACTGGGAGCATTATACAGAGGACGGGGACTGGACGATCCCGTGGGTAGATGGGAATGGCGAGCCGCTGGGTATGCCGGTGATCCCATTCCGCAATAATGCCCAGGGCTACGATTATGGGCAATCGGATTTGGCCAACGCCATTCCGATTCAAAATGCGCTCAACAAATCTGTCATCGACCTATTAGCGGCAGCGGACACCAGTGCATTTAGGATTTATGTTGCCACAGGTGACGATTGGTCGGATTTTCAGGTGACGCCCGGAGTGTTGATGTCGTCACAAAAACCGGATGCCAAGGTGTCGGCAATTGACGGCGGGAGCCTAGCGCCCCTAATCAACCTCAAAGATTCGTTTGTGATGGATCTTGCGCGAGTGACACGAACCCCTGCCCACTACTTCCAGAATAGCCGTCAACGAGCAGCCGAAGGTACATTAAAGCAAGAGGAAGCGGGGCTAATCTCTCGCATCGAGAATGCACAGGTCACATTCGGCAACTCCTGGGAGGATGTGATGACGATGGGGTTACGATTGGCATCTGTTTATGGCCAGCAGACCGTACCCGACGACATGATACTTAGCACACAGTGGACGCCAGCCGCCATTCGAGACGAGGATCGAGAGATTGAGATCGCCAAGGCCAAACGGGGTCTAGGCATTCCCCAAGAGCAACTTTGGGCTGAGTTGGGTTACTCTCCTGGGGAGATTGAGGATATGAAGGGCAGCGATGAGTACCGATCCCGACAGGCCATGATGCAAATGAATATGGGCGAGGAGATGAATGGCTGACCCTCACGCCGTTGCGGTCAAGGAGGCCAACCGTCTCACCCGCCGCCTTGGGGAATTGTTCGGTAAGCTGGGGACATCCGAACACCCAAGGGGGGCCATGCTCACCGCTTATAGAACGGCGCTGAGGTCATTGCGAGGCAATCTTGATAATTCGCTTGCAGTGCGGGACGCATTAACGGTACTGCGGCGAGAGTTGCAGGTGGCGATGACTGAATCCCTGGACATGGCAACAGAAGAAGCTGCTAGGGCCGCACGAGAGGTTTTGGCTGCCAACGGCCTCCCGCAGGTGGCTGTGCAAACGCAGAACGGGCTGACATTAGAGGCCTGGATGCAATCAGTAGACGACCAGATACAAAAGGTGCACATCGCGGCATCCACACGGATGCTCGACGAATCGGCGCTATTAGGGGATGCCGGTCATGCCGGGGTATTGACCCCGGGCCCGGTGATCCGGGAGGGAGCGCGATATCTGACAGCTAGTTCTAACCATACCTATGATGAGATGATGCAACAGGCGGTTGAGGAAGGCGAGTACTTTAGGCAAGCCGTGGCCGCCATTGATGAACGCACCACTGACTGCTGCCTGCAAGTACATGCTCAGGTTGTGGGACTAGACGAGCCATTCAACTTGACCGGCACGCCCAGATTTGCCGATGAGATGGAAGATCCGCCCTTTCATTGGTTTTGTCGCACATCGGTGGCCCTAGTGCATCGGGATCAGCTAGAGGACGAACTTACGCAAAAGATGGAGAAGGCTAGCAAGCGGGAGTTGGCCTTTAGAGAAGAGGCAAGGCAGGCCCAGAGGGAATTAGAGGCCGAGCTTAAGAGACTCGATGCGCAGCCTGATGTTCGTATTCGCAAGAACGATAGTAAAAAGGTCAAGGAGATTCGCCAACGACTACGCGAATGGCGAGAGCGAGAGCGGCAGGAGATTCATCCGGCACATGCAACCAGTATGCGTCCCGACCCTAGTGACCCAACGCTATTTGATTTTAGCTGGCGGCCAGATGAACCCTGGGATGGCCCTGTCCGTGATTGGAATGATGATGGACCAGATACCCCGGGGCAAAAGGTAGAGAATTTCTTGGACGAGGGATTAAGCAAAGGGCATCGTAGCAGCTCCACAGATGAACAGGCCGTGGTTAAAGACGAGATCATACAAGAGCTATCTGATAAGACGGGGCTGTCTTATAATAGAGTTAACGATTTTATTCATCAGTGGGCCGAGACATCTAATGATGATGATCTGCGATCTCTTTATATCCAAAAGGATGCCGCTGATATATTGGGCATAGAGTTGGCGCCATGGCAGAAGGCGAGGTTGGAGCAAAGGCTCGCGGCAGGTGGGGCAGAGAGTCGTTTATTGCCGGCGTCAGAGCAAAAACAGATTATTCGCGCCATGTACGACCGGACACAAGCGCAGCTTAGGTCGGCTGGTGTGGGGGACACCGTTAGGCTCCGGCGCGGTATGTATTTGCCTAAAGCGATGGTGGCAGATTGGGAAGAGGGACAAATTATCAATAGGCGGGGGAGCGTGTTGGAAAGCTGGAGTCTTGACGAAGATATTGCACACAACTTTGCCAAATCGGGGGTTTATTCCCCAAGCGGCCCTCGTAAGGATCTTAGGGGTTTTGTTTTGGAGTCTGATATTCCAACAAACCATATTATAGGAACAGCAAGGAGTGGCTTTGGGTGTCTAAGTGAGGGGGAGTTTGTGACCATTGGGAGTTACGAGGGTCGCGACAAACTGATAAGCATATATTGGCAGGAGCAAGATCCTGGTTTCTATGAAAATCTTGGCCTAATGCCTGACCCCTCTTATTTGAAAGGGGTAGAACAACCATCGAAGCCCATTGATCCCGGGGCTCTATTAAAGGAGATGGGGATAGGATAGTGGCCGATAATGAATGGCGAGATTATCTTAATGCAATCATGATATATAGCGAGGATTGGATTAAGACAGAAGAGAATCGAAGGAAACAGCGGGAGATTCATGATCGCTTGGCGAGGGAGCATAATGCCGATTAAGCATTGCCAGAGGGGCAACAAACCTGGCTACAAATGGGGAGATCACGGCAAGTGCTACACCTACATCGCCGGCGCTCCAGCTTCACGCAAGGCGGCCCGGAAGCGGGCATTACGTCAGGCAAGGGCTATTCTGGCACGAGGTGGGGAGTGACGTTCGCCAGTAGAGAGTTCGAGCGAATTAAACGATTGCTGCGGGGCCACGGTGTGCATGGATTTATTTCAGACGCAGATTCCGAGAACGTGAAACGGTTGCGTCGTCTATACCAACATTGGCAGCAGCAAGTCGATGACATAGACGCAGAACGGCTTCGGGCCAAAACGGTTCGGGAGGTGATGGATGGCTAGCTATTATGCACAATGCGCGACCTGCGGCCACCAATGGCAAGTGCGGGGGGCCGGGGACGACAAGCGCTGTCCGTTTTGTGGTGCACCAGCCAAACGCGTGACGCGGTACAAGGAATCAACGAAGCAGGACAGTTTGGATTAATGCTCGTTACGGCACGCGCCCGGTAAGCGCGGAGGAGAAGAGGACATGGCAGATCAGGATCAGACAACCCGAGATGACGCGAACGACGGCGGTCAACAGTCGGGGGATTCGGGGGGGTTCACCCAAGCCGACGTAGATCGGATTATCGACAGCAGGCTAGACCGCGCCAAGAATACAGCTGTGAAGTCGCTTTTGGAGGGGTTGGGGCTTGAGTCGGTAGACGAACTACAGAGTACCATCACAGAAGCTCGTGAACGCCGAGAGGCAGAAATGAGCGAGTTAGAGAAGGCCAGACAACGGGCTGAAGAACTAGAGCAACGCTATCAGCAAGCTGAAGCCAGGGCCAGACAGACGGCCCTTGTGGCGGAGTTCAAAACGATCGCTTCACAACTGGGTGCATCATATCCCCAGAATGCGATCAAGTTAGTGGATAACGCCGAGAGCTTTCTAGATGATGATGGTAACGTGATGGGGGTAGAATCCGCAGTGAAAGACCTGATTGAGACGGGGCAGTTGCCCACACGCACTCGCCAAGCACCCGGCCTAGACGGTGGGGCTGGTGGCGGGGAGCGACCTAGCGACAAAGAAAAGCCGATAGAACTTACTGAAAGTGAGCGCCGGGTTGCGCAGCGTTTGGGGATTCCGCCTGAAGAGTATGCAAAACGCAAGGAGAGCTAAACATGGCAAGCAGAGGATTTGAATTTGCCTATATGGTCGATGGCAGCAATGCTGTCCCCCTTGTAAAGG